TACCCGAACACGGCCATTGTGGGGCTGCAGGTGGATGCGGAGCAGTTCGGCGGCCAGCAGATGACGGTGAACTACCATATCCGCGGTCGCATCATCCAGGTGCCGTCAAACTATGACCCGGTAAAACGCACGTACAGTGGTATCTGGGACGGCAGTCTGAAACCGGCATACAGCAACAACCCGGCCTGGTGCCTGTGGGACATGCTGACTCACCCGCGCTACGGCATGGGAAAACGTCTGGGGGCGGCGGATGTGGACAAGTGGGCGCTGTATGCCATCGGGCAGTACTGCGACCAGACGGTCCCGGATGGTTTCGGGGGGACCGAGCCGCGGATGACCTTTAATGCGTACCTGGCACAACAGCGTAAGGCGTGGGACGTTCTCAGTGATTTCTGCTCTGCGATGCGCTGTATGCCGGTATGGAACGGTCAGACGCTGACGTTCGTTCAGGACCGCCCGTCGGATGTGGTGTGGCCGTACACCAACAGCGATGTGGTGGTGGATGATAACGGCGTGGGATTCCGCTACAGCTTCAGTGCCCTGAAGGACCGGCACACGGCGGTGGAGGTGAATTACACCGACCCGCAGAACGGCTGGCAGACCTCCACGGAACTGGTGGAAGACCCGGAAGCCATACTGCGCTACGGACGCAACCTGCTGAAGATGGACGCGTTCGGCTGTACCAGCCGCGGTCAGGCCCACCGTGCCGGACTGTGGGTGATAAAGACCGAACTGCTGGAAACGCAGACGGTGGATTTCACGCTCGGGTCTCAGGGGCTGCGGCACACACCCGGTGACATTATTGAAATCTGTGATAATGACTATGCCGGGACCCTGACCGGCGGACGTGTCCTGTCCATTGATGCTGCCACCCGCACCCTGACGCTGGACCGTGAGGTTACCCTGCCGGAGACAGGTACATCGGCGGTGAACCTGATTAACGGCAGCGGTAAGCCGGTGAGTGTGGACATCACCGCACACCCCGCGCCGGACCGGATACAGGTCAGTACCCTGCCTGATGGTGTGGAGACATACGGGGTGTGGGGACTCTCCCTGCCGTCACTGCGCCGTCGCCTGTTCCGCTGTGTCTCCGTCCGGGAAAACACGGACGGCACCTTTGCCATCACGGCGGTGCAGCACGTACCGGAAAAAGAAGCCATCGTGGATAACGGTGCCCGCTTTGAGCTGCAGTCAGGTTCCCTGAACAGCGTCATCCCACCGGCAGTACAGCACCTGACGGTGGAGGTGAGTGCAGCTGACGGCCAGTATCTGGCGCAGGCTAAATGGGACACGCCGCGGGTGGTGAAGGGCGTGCGCTTCAGTCTGCGCCTGACCAGTGGTAAGGGAACGGATGCCAGACTGGTGACCACCGCCATCACCGCAGACACGGAGCACCGTTTCAGCGGCCTGCCACTGGGGGAATACACCCTGACGGTCAGGGCGATTAACAGTTATGGCCAGCAGGGCGAACCGGCCACCACCACGTTCAGGATTAACGCACCTGCAAAACCTGCCACCATTGAGCTGACGCCGGGGTATTTTCAGATAACGGCGGTCCCGCGTCTTGCGGTGTATGACCCGACGGTACAGTTTGAATTCTGGTTCTCAGAAAAACGCATCACGAACACGGCACAGGTGGAAAAATCTGCCCGTTATCTGGGGACCGGCAGTCAGTGGACTGTCCAGGGGAGCCGGATTAAGCCGGGGACGGATTTCTGGTTTTACGTGCGAAGCGTCAACCTGGTGGGAAAATCTGCTTTTGTGGAAGCCAGCGGGCAGCCCAGCAATGATGGTGAAGGGTATCTGGAAATTTTCCGGGGGCTGATAGATGAGACGCTTCTGGGCCAGGCACTGAAAGAGCGCATTGATGCTTCAGCGCTGCGTACGGAGGTCACGCAACTGGAAGAAGACATCCGTCAGCGGATGGACACGGATATCGCAGAAGTGACCCGGAAAATCGGGGAGGCGGAAAACAGCCTCACGCAGCTGGTTGCGAAAAAGAATGAGGACCAGACACTGGCCATCGCGCAGGTGAGCCAGAAAGTGGACCGGGTGAGCAGTGAAATCTCACAGACTGTCAGCCAGGGGCAGTCAGAAAATGCCCGACAGATAGCACAGGTCCGCCAGTACGTGGATAAAAAAGGGAGTGAAATTACCTCGACCACGGATAAAAAACTGGGTGACCAGGCCGTGACCATACAGCAAATCCAGCGGGTTCAGTCAGACACGCGCAATGAGCTGAATGCCATGTATATGCTGAAGGTGCAGAAAACAAAAAACGGTATTCCCTATGTGGCCGGGATTGGCGCGGGGATTGAGGATGTTGATGGTCAGACGCTGAGCAGTATTCTGCTGCAGGCGGACCGTATCGCGATGATTACCCCGGAGAACGGCAACACCACGCCGCTGTTTGTGGCGCAGGGGAATCAGCTGTTCATGAACGACGTGTTCCTGAAGCGACTGTTTGCGGTGAGCATCACGTCATCCGGCAATCCTCCTACGTTTTCCCTGACGCCGGATGGCAGGCTGACAGCCCGCAATGCGGATATCAGTGGAGCCATCACGGCGAATACCGGCACGCTCAATAATGTCACCATTAACGAGAACTGTGTCATCAGAGGGAAACTGTCTGCAAACCAGATTGAAGGCGATCTCGTTAAAACAGTGGGTAAGGCTTTCCCCCGTGACTCCCGTGCACCGGAGAGGTGGCCATCAGGGACCATTACCGTCAGGGTTTATGACGATCAGCCGTTTGACCGGCAAATTGTTATTCCGGCGGTGGCATTCAGCGGTGCCAGACATGAGCGGGAGAATAACGATATTTATTCGTCATGCCGCCTGATAGTACGGAAAAACGGTGCTGAAATTTATAACCGTACCGCGCTGGATAATACGCTGGTTTACAGTGGTGTTATTGATATGCCTGCTGGTCGCGGCCACATGACGCTGGAGTTTTCTGTATCAGCATGGTGGGTAAATGGCTGGTATCCCACAGCAAGTATCAGCGATTTGCTGGTTGTTGTGATGAAGAAAGCCACTGCAGGCATCACGATTAGCTGAATTTTATAACCCCAATACGGGCGCCAGAAATGGCGCCTTTTTTATTGCAGAAAAGCGAGAGGTAATTATGCGTAAATTATGTGCTGTTATTCTGTCCGCAGTAGTCTGGCTGGTTGCCGCTGGTACGCCAGCGAGCGCAGCAGAGCATCAGTCCACACTAAGCGCCGGGTATCTTCAGACCCACACTGATATGCCAGGCAGCGATAATCTGAACGGGATTAACGTGAAATACCGTTATGAGTTTACGGACGCGCTGGGGCTGATTACGTCCTTCAGTTATGCCAATGCTGAGGATGAGCAAAAAACGCACTACAGCGATACCCGCTGGCATGAAGATTCCGTGCGTAACCGCTGGTTCAGCGTGATGGCGGGGCCATCTGTACGCGTGAATGAATGGTTCAGTGCTTATGCGATGGCAGGTGTGGCTTACAGCCGTGTGTCGACGTTCTCCGGGGATTATCTCCGCGTAACTGACAACAAGGGGAAAACGCACGATGTGCTGACCGGAAGTGATGACGATCGCCACAGCAACACGTCTCTGGCGTGGGGAGCTGGCGTGCAGTTTAACCCGACCGAATCCGTGACCATTGATATTGCTTATGAAGGCTCCGGCAGTGGCGACTGGCGCACTGACGGTTTCATCGTGGGTGTCGGTTATAAATTCTGATTAGCCAGGTAACACAGTGTTATGACAGCCCGCCGGTTCAGGCGGGCTTTTTTGTGGAGTGGATATGGCAGCAGTAAAAATCTCAGGTGTGCTGAAAGATGGTGCGGGAAAACCAATACAGAACTGCACTATTCAACTGAAGGCAAAGCGTAACAGCACCACGGTACTGGTGAACACGGTGGCCTCTGAAAATCCTGATGAAGCCGGGCGTTACAGCATGGATGTTGAGTATGGCCAGTACAGCGTCACCCTGCTGGTTGAAGGTTTTCCACCTTCACATGCCGGGACCATTACCGTCTATGAAGGTTCCAGACCAGGTACGCTGAATGATTTTCTCGGCGCCATGACGGAGGATGATGTTCGTCCGGAGGCACTGCGCCGTTTTGAGCTGATGGTGAATGAAGTGGCACGTCATGCCGGAGCATCATCACAGAGCGCAGCGGCAGCAAAGAAATCCGAAACTGCAGCGGCATCATCGAAGAACGCGGCGAAAACCTCAGAAACGAATGCAGCTAACAGCGCACAGGCGGCAGCGGCCTCGCAGACTGCATCGGCAAACTCCGCGACAGCAGCCAAAAAATCAGAAACCAACGCGAAAAATAGCGAGACAGCCACAAAGGCCAGCGAAAAAAACGCAAAATCCAGCCAGACGGCAGCGAAAACCAGTGAGACGAATGCCAAAGACAGTGAAGCCAACGCAAAGGTGAGCGAAACAGCGGCGGCGAACTCGGCGAAAGCATCGGCAGCAAGCCAGACGGCAGCAAAAGCAAGTGAAGATGCTGCCAGAGAATACGCAAACCAGACAGCAGAGCCGTACAGATATGTTTTACAGCCGCTGCCGGATGTGTGGATACCCTTTAATGATTCGCTGGATATGATTACGGGCTATTCTCCGGGTTATAAAAAAGTGAAGATTGGTGATAATGTGGTTCAGGTTGCCAGTGATAAACAGGTTAATTTCAGTCGCGCATCAACGGCAACATATATCAATAAATCTGGCGAACTGAAAACGGCGGAAATTAATGAGCCACGATTTGAAAAAGAAGGTTTATTGATTGAAGGTCAGCGAACCAACTACATGTTGAATTCAGCAACTCCAGCTTCTTGGGGTAAATCTGCAAATATGAATGTCGCTGAGGTTGGAACTGATAGTTTTGGTTTTACTTATGGAAAGTTTGTTTGTAATGAATCATTAATTGGGCAAAGTACAACCCTTAATATGGCAGTAGTTTCAACCTCGGGGGCTGTCGATGTATCAGGCGATAATAAGTGTGTGACGACATCGTGCAGATTTAAAACGGATTTGGAACTCCTGTTAAGGATCAGGTTTGAAGCCTTCGATGGCAGCGCTTCATCTAATCTTGGATATGCCATTGTTAATACGCGGTCTTTATTGGTTGAAATCACCGGTGTAGCTGCCGACAGGCTCACCGCACGAGTTAACAAAGATGAAGCTACGGGCTGGATTTTTGTAGAGGCAACGATTCAAGCAAGTAAAGAAACTTACATAACCTCTGCAATACAATACGCACCAAAAAAAGGTGGTGTCGTTGAATCTGGTGACTATATTTATCTGGCCACCCCTCAGGTTGAGGATGGTTCGTGTGTATCATCTTTTATTATATCAGGAACGACGGCGGCGACGCGCGCAAGCGATATGGTTACAGTTCCGATTAAGAATAATCTTTATAATCTTCCTTTTACGGTTCTTTGTGAGGTACATAAGAACTGGTATAAAACGCCAAATGCAGCGCCACGTGTTTTTGATACCGGCGGTCATCAAACCGGAGCGGCTATTATTCTTGGCTTCGGATCTTCGGCAGATGGGCCAGACGGATTTCCTTATTGCGATATTGGTGGATCAAATAGACGTGTTAACGAAAACGCATCGTTGAAAAAAATGGTTATGGGGATGCGTGTAAAGTCAGATCAGTCTACATGTGCAGTAAGTAACGGGCGTATATCCAGCGAAACAAAAAACACATGGGAATATATCCGGAGTACAGCAACCATTCGCATTGGTGGACAAACTACAGCAGGATTACGCCATTTATTTGGGCATGTGAGGAATTTTCGTCTCTGGCATAAAGAGCTAACAGATGCGCAGCTTGGGGAGGTTGTGGAGTGAGAGATTTCACGTTGCGTTTCAGTGATAAAGCAGATTTCAGGGCATTTCTCAGGAAACTTAACTGGGAAGAGGACGAAGAGCTGCAGAATGCCGTTCTGGTTGATGAGATTGGTTTTACGTTCAGGGAGACAGATGTTTCTGATGACGGAGAACCAGAATACACGCGAAACGAAGGGTACTTTGTTAATATCCGTCTTCTTGACGATGGATTTGATGATTCCGTGTTCCGTGAGTGGGTGGTTACACCAGAGCGCCCGCTCAGGGAGTGGTTTTAAGGATAGCAGATGGATATCACGTCGATACTTCATGCGCTTTGTGCCGTGGCGGTGCAGGTACTGGCTGGTCTTTTTACCGGAAACTGGGCTTACGGGGCGATAGCCGGTTGTACGTTCTTCATTGCGCGTGAACACACCCAGGCAGAATATCGCTGGATTGAAATGTTCGGGCATGGCAAGCGGATTAACATGCCGTGGTGGGGCGGTTTTGATCCACGTGCATGGGATGTGGCAAGCCTGATGGATTTTGCTGTGCCGGTGGTGGCGTGTCTGCTGGTCTGGCTGTTGGTTAATCGTGGGTGAAAAAGGTGAGCAGTATATGCAACGAAGGAGGAAACATCATTGCTGGCGGCATGGAAGGCATGCAGGGTGTTGCTGAACCGTGTTGATACATCAACTGCACCTGATATTGAGTGGCCTACGAACCCTGTCAGGGAGTAATCATTGGGATTATGCCGCAGCACGTCTTAAGCAAGAACGTGCTGCGGTTGGATGCTATTTTTTCCCTGAAGCGGAAAACATTACTACAGTACCTTGAACCTTGGTTTTAACATTCTCGAAATGCTCTGAGAGTATATGTGTTAAGCCTTCTTCGGAATCTTTTGTGTTTGAAAAGATGCCTTTCTGATTGTAAATGCGCATCAGTTTTTGACCGAAGCTATTGTGCACAACGCCGTCACCAAGAATTGTGGCTCCGTATAGAGTTCCATCGTCAGTTAAGGCCTGCGCCGCATTGCGTATTACACAGCTTTTTGTAGATATATTTCCAGGCAGGCAGTGAAGAAGGTAAAACATGGAAATGGAATCAAATTGACCATGTAACGCCGCGGGATAAGGATCAAAAACATCATGGCTAATTTTATGTTTAATTTTTGATTCCCCAGCCCTTGTCGATGCCGCGTTCAGGCTAGCTTCGTTCAAATCCATTAAAGATATCAGACTACTCTCAGGTACGTGAGTAAGGTAAAACCCAGTTCCAACGCCAATATCCAGATGGTTGTTACCTAAATGTTCCAGAAAGTGTGGAAGAAGGTGTTCCTTTGTAGGACATCCCCATGCAAGCCGATTTGATACTCCCAAAACCCACCAGTCATAAAGCTTTAGGGTAAGTGGTGTGTAAATTTTAGCCCCATCATCTGTGTTTTTTTTCATTAGTTTCACTATGTTATAGTTTTATTTGTGAATTAAATCAATTATGGCGATGAATTACAAGGGGTTAAATGCTGCCGCAGCATAGCGATATTGAAATAGCCTGGTATGCTTCGATACAGCAGGAGCCGAATGGCTGGAAGACCGTCACCACACAGTTCTACATCCAGGAATTCAGTGAGTATATTGCGCCACTGCAGGATGCTGTAGATCTGGAAATCGCAACGGAGGAAGAAAGATCGTTGCTGGAGGCATGGAATAAATATCGGGTATTGTTGAATCGTGTTGATACATCAGTAGCTCTGGGTATGAAGCTGTTTGTAACTCATATTACAGTAACAGCCATTACTATCTCGAAGGTGCAAAATGTATATTGATTTGATATTTTATAAATTTACTTCGAATCTGGCACGTCAACTTTTGATTAAAGTAATATCAGTTTTCGGCGAAAAAAGGACCGTGTACATGAGACGATTTCATACAAGAATAACAAAAATATGAATATGCTCCCAATGCAATATATGTTTTGCATTGGGAGCAAATAGCGGAATATTTTGAAATTATTGTATTTCTGCTTCAGAATTTCCTGGGCAGTATATATTTTCTGGTTTTTGTGGAGTGATCAGGTGATGTACAACTGCTTTATCTACACATAAATTAACTCCGGTGAGAGCTAATGTATGCCCATCACCATTTATTGTTAGTAACGGGCTGGAAAATTTCTCTGCCATCTTACGGGCATTAATCCAGGGCGTTGTTGGGTCGTATTTGTGTGCTACAAACAGTAAACCAGAGGGCAGAACAGTATTTTTCAGGCGAGTTTTGTTCAGGTCGCTATGTATTGGCCATAATTCACAAAAATCAGGTGAATCGGAACGTCCATTGTCAAAGTTAATAGCCGGGAAGGCATTCGCAAGATCGTCTTTTCGGGATTTTCGCTCTTCTGGTGTTAATTGCTCATCCCCCTGATCTACACAGAGGATTACCCCCGAAGCATTGCTTGACTCTTCTGAGGCTATCGGAGCACTGAGCGCAGTTTCAATTTCATTACTGACAATCCCCTGAGAGAACTGGCGTATGGCAGTTGCAAGGGTTGGCCATGATGAACGCCATAGCAGAAGGTCTGTTGTTAATGATATGAGTTCATCTGAAGATATATTTTCTCCCTTACTGTCTAATAAAGGTTTGTGATGTAATTTTGATAATAGCTCATGGAACTGAGTTATTGCCTTATCTCTGTCTGAAGAAAGCGGGCAACTTTTTGTACGCGCACACCAGGATGCAAAGCGATCAAACGTTTCCTGATAACTCTGTGCCTGTTTGAGTTGCCATGTGAAGTTGTCCTCCAGGTCATCGATATCGACGACTCCATCAAGAACGATAGATCTTACGTTGTAGGGAAAACGTTCTGCATATAAGGCTGCAATTTGAGTTCCATACGAATACGCCACGGCTGTCAGTTGTTTATCCCCCAAGGCTTGCCTAATACGATCAATATCGTATACAGCCTCGTTAGAGCCGATATGGCGAATGACTTCGGCTCCGGTATTATGGATACAGGCATTAATTTTATTTAATACTTGTTGCTTTTCGGTTATGTTTTCCTGAGTCTCTGTATCTGATTGCCGGCAGTTTATTGTCGGAGTGGACTGTCCGACGCCTCGAGGATCAAATCCAATAATATCCCATGACTCACGAAGATTTGTGACTGGCCAGTCAAAGTTAATATAAGGATTTATGCCTGGTAACCCGGGACCACCACTTATTATCAGGATACTTCCTTTATGCTTGCTTTTTGCCGGCAATTTTGTCAACGCTAGTTTGACTTGTGATTTTTTTTCATAAGAAGCATCTCCGCCTGTGTCTGTATATTTTAATGGAACAGACAAATAACCACATAGTAAGTCAGGAGACGGTTTTTCCTCACCAAACCAGTGGTTGAATTGACTGGCCATACAGGATTGCCACTGTATCTGCTGGGCAGATACGGTTACTGGTAGAAGTAACGTTAAAACAACTTTGAAATGAGTAATTATTTTTCGCATTGTGTCTCTGAATATCGGAATAAAGATAAGATTTGAATATATTGAGGTCTTGTGTTGCGGTAAGAGATTACACGTTATGACATAGGTTAAATGCTTACAAAATTAGTGGATATTGCCTACTTGTAACTGTAAACAAATTCCCCGGGGTTATACAATACCACCGGGGAGAAAATCTATTTAACGTTGTTAAAAGGTGTACTTAAGACCAGCAGTAGTGATGAAGTTATAGTTTTCTATGCCTGCACCATTTTTGCTGTAGTCAGAAGTGTTATCATTGTGATCATAAAGTGAAGTATTACCTTTTTTATTCGTAACCCGATTCCATGCGCCTTCAACATAAACCTTTGCGTTAGGTGTTACGTAATAACCTGCATTGACTGCAACAGAATAGTAATTTTGGTCTTTGACTTTACTGCGATAAGTGATTCTTTTTCCTGGGTCATAGTGCTCATCGTTATCAGATGCTTCCACCCAGCCGCTGTATTTAAATGTGCCACCTAGCTCAAAATCTTCATAACGATAACTTCCAGTCAAGCCAATGTAGGGAATTTTAAAACGTTGTTTGTAGCCGATTGCTCTTTCTCCATTCGGGAAGGAGCCGATATCATCTCTGAATCCCTCCTCAGAACTGTAGATATAGGAACCACCTCTGGCTGTAAAGCTATAACGGCTTTCCTGATATCCGGCCATGAGTCCCAGGCGGTAATTGGGTTCGTTGAGGAGCCAGCCTTTGATATTCAGATCAAATTCGTTGGCATAATTGAGTTGTGTATCAGGGTGCCTACTTTCATCTGTCCAGGTTCCGGGGTTACTGGAATCCATCCAGTCCTGATCGACCATATTGCCACCTCGGCTGTCGAGAGTAGTCCAGCCCGCAGCCCCAATAGATATCTGGGGCATCAAATCCCAATTAATTGCACCTTTAATAATTGCAGCGTTATTGAATTTCCAGTCGAGTTGACTGACTTTTCGGCCTCCTTCTTCAGCTAGATAAACGCGCTCTTTTGTTTTTCCGCTCAGAGTTCCAAGACTAATGTCCGCATTTATGTTGTCAGGAGTAAACGATATAGTCTCGGTAGAAGCAAAAGAGCTGATCGCAATAGGGGTTGTCAGAACTATTCCCAGAAGTTTCGCCCGCATAAAAGTTCTCCATTCAATCGTTTTAATGATTGAATATGTATTTTTTATATCTAACTTAATGAGTCAATCACATATTGCTCCACTGTTTATATTTTGTTTAGTATTGAATGATTATCACAATGCGCTATCTGTTTTTGGTTTAATTATCTGTTATTGTTTTATGTTGCGGTTTTACTGTGTGGTTTTTTGTGCTTTTGTGGTGTTTTTATCTATTTAAGCGCCATGCCTTTAAAGGCATATAAGCGAAAATAGCATGAGGTTTATCCTCAATTGCTATGTTTTTTAGTACAAAAAAGAGGGACAAAACTGAGACACATAAGGCCTCACAATGGCTTGCAAGGCTTTACATGTTTTGAGGTAGTGGGACGTGTGAGCGCAGAGATGGCGCGGTAATTTGTTGACTTAAAATGTCGTTCTAGGAACTTCTAAGTCGTGGGCCGCAGGTTCGAATCCTGCAGGGCGCGCCATTAAAATTCAATCAGTTACGCCTTCTTTATTTCTTCTATAATTCCAGAGTGGGACATTATCACCAAAAATGTCGTCTATTTTCCTCGCGTGCTCAGTCAAATGATTAGGCGCAAGGTGAGCATATCTACGAACCATTTCTCTGGACTCCCATCCGCCCATTTCCTGAAGCACTGATAATGGGACGCCTGACGGAATCAACCTGCTTGCCCGGGTATGCCAGAGGTCATGGAAACGGAAATTTTCAACTCCTGCACGACGACAAGCTGATAGCCATGCTGTCTTGCTGTCAATGCGCATCTTCCTGAGCGCAGGCATTGATGTTCCATCTGCTCGCTTAGCCGCCCTGGTATGTACACCCACATTTGTGATGCTTGCCTGTTTGATCATGCAGCACTTTAGAGGCGGTATCGTTCAGCGCCACACCAATGGCGCGATTTGATTTGCTATCTTCTGGATTCACCCTGGCAACTTGTCGCTGCATGTCAATCTGTTGCCACTCCAGATTTATGATGTTCGACTTTCTCAGAACAGTTACCAGCGCAAACTTGACGACAGATTTCAGTGGCTTGGGGCTCTCATCAATCAGGCGTTTTTCCTGATTCTTTTGTAAGTCTCTTGTGCCATTCCACCTCATACAGGTTTGCCTGCAAACAGTACTGATATTGCACCGCCAGATATTCCGGCTGGCTTCGTGGTTGTTTTCAACAGTGATGAGGCATCGTGGCATCTCGTTGAAGACCATCGGGGTAAAACGGTTTATGACGTGGCATCAGGGGACGCGTTATTTATTTCTGAGCTCGGTCCGTTACCGGAAAATGTTACCTGGTTATCCCCGGCAGGGGAGTTTCAGAAGTGGAACGGCACATCATGGATAAAGGATACGGAGGAAGAAACCTCGTTGCTGGAAGCCTGTAAGATGTATCGGGTGTTGCTGAACCGAGTTGATACATCAACTGCCCCTGATATTGAGTGGCCTGTGAACCCTGTCAGAGAGTAATCATTGGGATTATGCCGCAGCACGTCGTGCGCAAGAACGTGCTGCGGCTGGATGCTATTTTTTCCCTGAAGCGGAAAACATTACTACAGTACCTTTAACCTTGGTTTTAACATTCTCGAAATGCTCTGAGAGTATATGTGTTA